GACGCTCCCAACAACACAGCTGTGGGTAAAGGCGCTGGAACTGCCGTCACCACTGGTCATGAAAACACTCTAATTGGTACTATATGTCATGACAACTTAACCACTGGCGACCTCAACACCGCCTTGGGTTATAACCTAGCACCTAGTGCTGTTGGCGTGGACTCTGAAATAGTAATAGGGTCAAGCACCATAGGAGGCGGTACAAACACAATAAGAATTGGAACAGCTGGCGGGCATGCCACTCTGGGACTTGATGGCTCTGATTCCTCATGGTCTGCTGATTCTGATGCAAGACTTAAAAAAGATGTTGCAACATCTACAGCAGGTTTAGAGTTTATTAAAGATTTACGCCCTGTTACATTTAAATGGCAACTTAAAAATGCTGTTGAAAGCAACCTGCCTCAATATGATGCGGATTCTTCAGAACCTATATATGGAGAGGGTAATACTCATCATGGATTTATAGCCCAAGAAGTTAAAACAGTTATTGACTCTCATTCAGATGTTGTTAATGGTCACAATGTCTGGCACGAAGACCCCGATGGAACTCAACAGGTAGCACCGGGGGCATTAGTGCCAATGCTAGTGAAAGCAATACAAGAACAAAACATTTTAATTGAAGCATTAACTGCAAGAATTATAATCTTAGAAGGATAGACACTCATGGCAATTACACACACTTGGACTGTTAAAGACATGTATCACCTACAAGCGCTGCGGTTCCATGGTAAATAAATACAATGACTGCTAGATCACCTCTATGGTTTAATAGTGGAAATCTTCAAGAGATGACTGCTGGTGAAATTGTTGAATGGCAAGCTGCAGCAATTTTTGTTTACGCCAGTGGACCAACTGCTGTACTTACAGTTAGTAGTAGTGAGGCGGGTGATCTTGCTGCTATGTCTGATACGAGAAAGAAAGCTGGTGCCACATCACAAGCCAATGATGCTTATGTTGCTGAAAGTTCTACTGCTGAACCGGGAACAGTAACAGTTTCATATGACAGGGTTGATAATACGTATACTACAAGTGGGGTTGGCCAAACTGCTGATAATGGAATAACTATGCCAGTTTATTATGATGGTAGTGGGTCGATTGTTGCAATGAATCTTGCAGATTTTAAAGATACTTTTGTTGAACCTGCGATTGATCTAATGATAGCAAGCTCAGAATCAAACAATACGGGTGGAACTTATACTGTTACTACATCTTCATCAGCAGCATCAGGATATACTAATGTATCTACTACCGCAATATTCACTGATACACGCGCAGACGTGGGTGCGTATAGTTCTGCTGGTATTCCAGAGACACTTGATCAACCAACAACAATAACGAATTACTTTCTTCACAGAAGGGATGGTGCAGATAGCACTCCATCAAGAAACCTTTTACTTATCGATGGTGACGCCAACCTGATAGAAGGTGCCACTGCCACTATGAAAAGTCTCATAGGAAATTGGATACGTTTTGATACTGCTAATACTAGTGGCCAAAAAATTGTATACACAATGGCAACGTCTGGTGGTGCCACAAGAGGAACTGCTATAGTTGATACTCGTCTTAATGGTAATGGTAATTATACAAGGAGACAAGTTGGTGATGATTATCGTTCACAGGAATTTCCAGATGGTTCAGCAGCAACAATAACAACCTATAATCTTAGAATTGCTAAAGGTGGTTAATATGTATATAGAGAGTGGGAGATATTAATGTCATATTCATGGTCAGATAAAATTACAGATTATTATTACAGCAATCCAGAACTGGATACTGTTGCAGTTTTGTGGACGAACCCAGATGATGGTCTTGTTAGAGAACATTACATTTTGGTAGATGAAGCAGATGAGCAGTGGAGAGATTTTGCAAAAGAAGTTTCTTATGAGGATATAGATAAACGTACTCAGGTTCGTCATGAACAGTTTCGTGAAGAGTTTAGGGAAGCTTTTCAGAATTATGCTCAAAGAAATAATGTTGAAGTTGAATCTGACAATGATAATATTTTGTTAAATGCTATGTTTGAATTTGACCATGAAAATGAAAAACATAAAGATATTCTTTTTAAATTAAAATTAAAAATGTTTGAACAAGAAGTTGTGAATAAAAGCAAAAAGAGAACATCAAAAACTGATATTCGTAAAGCAGAAACTCCACTGGAGGCTATTAAAGCATACGCATCATTTTTCTAAAAGAGGATTTATATTATGAATATATTATGTGTTAATTGGGGCGATAAGTATGGTAAAGAATACGTTGAGAAACTGAAACAACAATGCGAAGAGAACTGTTCAGTTCCTTTTAATTTTTATTGTTTAACAGATAAACCGACAGAAGATTATGACCGGCAACTTCCCACAACTTGGGACTCCTATGAAAATGGAAAGTTTTGGGCATATAGAAAATTTTATATGTTTAATGAAAGCCAACTCGGCATCACAGGTAAAAACTTTTTATACCTTGACCTTGATGTAATTATTCACCAAGACTTAAAATATTTCTTTGAATTACCTATGGATAATCCTTGGATTGTTCATGGGTGGTGGAATGATATTGAAGTATGTAAAAAAAACTTCGCAAGGTTTAAATCTACACCAATAAACTCATCCATCATTCGGTGGAATAGTAATCAATTAATAGAAGTATATAATCATATTGAAAAAAATATAGACACTATATTTTTCACATATCCAACTATAGATAATTATCTAAACCATTTCTTCTATGATATGTATGGAGATAAATCTTTCTTTAATGTTTTTCCTATTGGAGATATTTATTCTTGGTATAAAGGAAACGTATTTCCTGACGATATTGAATCTAAAAAATTACGTAAAGAATGCAAAGTTTGTCTGTTTAATAATAGTGGAGAAACTAATGATGTTGAAGAGTTAAAATCTTTATGGAATATTTAAAATATACACCTGAGTTAGCTAACGATTGGAAAAACGCATTATCAAATTCAGAATCATATTTGTTCAAACGAGCAATGGATTCTATGAATCAATCTCAATTAGAAAGTAAGTTGTGGATAATCCAAGAATTAATTAAGTTAGAAATTAAACCAAAAAGAGTTGCAATACTTGCTGGGTGGTTTGCACAATATATCGTTCCTCTTTTGTATGATAATTTTGAATCTGTAGAGTGGGTAGAAAACTTTGAAATTGATCAGAATGTTAAACAACTAAGTTATAAATTTAATAAAAGATATAAAGAAGAAGAAAAATATAAAATACGAATTAGAAATGTTATGTTTGATAAAATACATAAAATACAATACGGTGAAGATACGATAATCAATTGTTCATGTGAGCATATGTATCCAATGTGGAAATTTAGAAAAATAAATGAATCGATTTTAAAAAATCCTCTATATATATTACAATCATCCAATGACAGACAATATGATGATCATATTAATTGTGTGGATAGTGTTGATGAATTAACTGATCAAGCCAATATGGTTGATGTAATGTATAGCGGCGAAAAACAATTATCTAATGGTATGACAAGATACATGGTTATTGGAAGATGAATCCAAATTTCAGTAAGAGATAACATCTAATGATAATAGAAAATAAAATTCCGGTATCTAGTGAGTTGAATAAAAAATATAATGCATCCAGTATATATGAACCAAAACTTGAAAAAAACTTTTTTGAATTTACTCTAGAAGAATTGGGTTTGCCATCAGCTGAGTGGTTATATAAACAGACTCTAAAAATATCCGATGAGATTGGAGGCATAAAGGGATGGCAAAAAAACAATAAAGAATCAGAAAAATACAAAGGGTTTAGTATTTGTATAAATCCAGATGGAGATGAACATCTTCAAAGTCCATATGCAAGTCTTGGTCATCCAGAATTGAACTGGGCTTATTCGCGAAACAATAATCCAAATCCTCCTTGGGAAACTGACAAAGACACTTATTATGATACATATGGATTTAATACGGTTCATCCTGTTGTTCAAAAACATTACAAAGAATTTCTAGATTGTTTTGATTTACAACCCACAAGGTCAAGAGTTATGTGGGCACATCCAGGATATGAACAAAATTGGCATTTAGATGAAATTATGTGGTCTGCAATTAGATTTAATATTCCTTTAATTACAGAACCATCATATGTTTTAGAAATTGATGGTACAGATGATTGGGGCAATTCTTTGACATTAACAAAACATTTGGAAGTTGGTAAAGTATATTTTTGGAACACTAAAATACAACATAGAGTTAGAGATACAGGTAATGCAACAAAACCAAGACTTCATATTGTTGCTGGATTCATGACTTGGTTTGAAAAAAAAGGAGGAGAATGGAAAAAAAATAAATGGTTTGGTGTTCAACCTATAGACATGATAAAATCAAAGATGATTTTTCCTTATGCACCATGAAAATATTTGCAGTTAGAATAGGTGATAAGTATGGTCCAGAATATGAAAAATATTTGGAAAATAAATTATCCAAGTATGAAATTGTATGGATAAGAGAACCCTATAACCAAAAAGTAACTTTACAATGGAACAAGATGTGGGGAATGCAATTGGATATTGACGAACCAATTTGTGTGATAGACATTGATATTTTGTTGATAAATGACTATGAAAAAATATTTGAGTATCCTGTAAATCCTGGCCAATTTATTGCAATGCCAGGTTGGTGGAGAGATACAATTAAAAGTAACTATGTTATTAATGGTGGATTTTTTAAATACTATCCAAAAGATTGTCGTTATATCTTTGATAAATTTATGTCAAATATACATGGTTGGCAGAGATATTATATAGACAATAAAACCACTGCCGGTCCAGTAAATGGAGAACAATATTTTGTTGAAGATTCTGTTAAAGAAAGATTAGAACTTATTACGTTACCAGAAAGTTGGTTTACACGATGGGTTGTAAATGAAGATATTAATTATGGTAAGGATATGACTAAATGGCAGATTCAAATAACAAATAAATATAGAAAAATAACAGGAAATGATTATATTTATTTGGGTGGTGAATTTCATCCTGATATAAAATTTGTTCATTTTACACACAGAAACAACAAGCCACATGAATGGGAAGATTATAAAAATCATGCATAATTCTGTAGAGAATATAACATGGGAAGAAATTAAATTTATATGGGAAAAATATTTGTGGCCAAATAAAAAATCTGGAGTTAAACCATTTAATAAATGGACATGGAAATATCCGGGTAGATCTTTTGGTTCAAACTATGATATGAATGTATCTCCTGTTTTCTTTGGAATATATGAAGATGATAAACTTGTATCAGTCAACAGTTGTTATATGAGTAATGTTTGGGAAGATTCTATATATTTTAGATCAAGAGGTTTATGGACAGACCCAGAATGTCGTAGAAAGGGATATGCTTCTTTAATATTACTCGAAACTATAAAGTATGCAAAGGAAAATAATGGAACTTGGATATGGACGGTTCCTAGAAAAACTGCATTGCCTGCATATGAAAATGTAGGATTAAAACAATGGTCTAAATGGAAAAATGATTTAGAATATGGTCCAAATTGTATTGCAATAAAACAAATCTTATAAATATATAAAAAAAGGATACTTATATGGCCATACCCACAAGCAAATCAACATTTAAATCGTATTGCCTGAGAGCATTGGGTTCTGGTGTCATCGATATTAACGTATCAGATGATCAGGCAGATGATCGCATTGATGAAGCTCTTCAGTATTTTGCTCAATATCATTATGATGGCATTGAGAAAATGTATCTCAAACATCTAATTACTGAAGCAGATATTGCCCGAGGAAAAACAAATGTATCCACAATTGGAACTGATTCAGTAGATAGTACTATTACTGATACATTTCTAGAAGGTAGTAATTTTATTCCAATGCCTTCTGCTGTTGTGTCAGTGATACAGGTTTGGCCGTTTTCAGGTATAGGTGGTGGTTCTAGCATGTTTGATGTTCGTTACCAGTTGCGCCTTAATGACTTATATGACCTATCCTCTACTTCTATTGTTGAGTATCAGATGGCAATGGGTAATCTAGACCTTTTAGAACATATTCTTGTTGGTGAAAAACCAATTCGATTTAACCAACATCAAAATCGTCTTTACATTGACGGAGATTGGTCAAATGATTTTGTTGCTGGTGAAGATTATATCATTGCAGAATGTTATCGCAAAATAGACCCAGCAACATTCACAGATATTTTTGATGATATTTTCCTAAAAAGATATGCAACTGCTCTTATTAAGCAACAGTGGGGTGCAAACTTATCCAAGTTCAGTGGTATTGCTATGCTTGGTGGTGTTACTATGAATGGTGAAAGTATTTATTCACAAGCACAGGAAGAGATTAATAAGTTGGAAGAACAAATTCAACTTACGTTTGAATTGCCAGTTAATTATATGATAGGGTAATTTATGGCGGTTAATAAACATTTTCATTCGCCTGGACTTGCTGCTGCCACAGCTGACCAACCTCGTGCTTGGCAATGGCGTTCGCACTTGCAAGTGGAGAAATCTTTATATGCTGATTTAGTTGCAGAAGCTATTCATCATAGAGGACATTTTGTATTTTATCTTGATCGTACATTAGTTGCAGAAGACAATGTTTTTGGCGAAGATGCACTATCCAAATTTAATAAGCAAGCTTCCATTGAAATGTATATGGAAGATTCTTCTGGTGGTTATTCTGGCGAACTTGAATTGATGAATAAATTTGGTTTGCAGAACCTTAGTGAAGCAACCTTCGTTGTAAGTAAGAAAAAGTTTCAAGAAAAAACAAAACAAATAGAAATAGAAACGGCAACAGACTTAACATCGTCTGGTTCTATCCAATTAGAATCTGGTACAATTGCAATTTCTAGTAGTGAAGTATTTTATATTTCAAATGAAACTGATGCAACAGATTTGGATAGGCCATTAGAGGGTGATGTAATTTATCATCCAACTTTAAAGAAATTGTTTGAGATTAATTTTGTTGACCACGACGATCCTTTTCATCAATTAGACAGCAATCCAGTATACAAAATGCGTTGTCGTACATTTGATTATAGTTCTGAAGTGTTGGATACAGGTATTAGTGAAATTGATGCAATTGAAGATGCGCTTTCGACTTCAAGTTCTGAATACCAGATTCGTCTTGAAAGTGAATTTACAGTAACAGTTCTAACATCAGATAATATATCTCTTACATCAGATACAACTAATGTCACAGCAGATGCAACAGTAGCTGACATAGAGTCTTTGAATGTAATTAGTGGTAGTATACTACTTGAAACTGGTAGTAATCAATATATTATAACTGAAGAATATTATATTGGTGATTATGTGAATGACAAAACTGCACAAAATGAATTGTTTGATAAATTAGATGATGCAGTCTTAGATTTTTCAGAATCTAATCCATTTGGTGATGTAGGGAGTTTAAACTAATGACTACAGGTCAAATAATTACAGCTGAACAATCACTATATGCCAACTTGGTTGCAGAAGCAATTCAAATTCATGGCCATGATGTTCATTATATTGATAGAACTATTGTAGCAGAAGATAATGTTCTTGGAGAAGATACACTTTCAAAATTCAGCTCTTCTGCTAAAATTGAAATGTACGTTGAGAATGCTGAAGGTGGTTATTCCGGCGAACTTGAATTGATGAATAAATTTGGATTGCAAAATCTGAGTGATATAACCTTCGTTGTATCAAAAAATAGATTTCAAGAATTAACAAAACAAATTACAATTGAAAGTGGTACGGATACAACAGGTGGTGCTATACTTTTAGAATCTGGAACAATATCAATATCTACATTACAAGGTGAAACATATTACATTCTAAATGAAACTGATGCAACAGATTCAGATAGACCATTAGAAGGCGACTTAATTTATCACCCCATTTTGGAAAAATTGTTTATTGTTAATTTTGTTGATCATGATGCATCTTTTAATCAATTAGATAATAACCCTACATATAAATTACAATGTCGTACATTTGATTATAGTTCTGAAATGTTGGATACGGGCATTAGTGAAATTGATGCAATTGAAGACGCACTTTCAAATGCAAGTTCTGAATACCAGATTAGTCTTGAAAATGCAACAATTGTTGGACAATCATTAACTGTAGATCGAACATCTTATACTCTTGATATAACTAATGTTACTGTAGATGCTGCAACAATTAGTACAGATGATGATCCAGCATCGTTTGGTGGTAGTATACTACTTGAAACTGGTAGTGATGAATATATTATAACTGAAGACTACTATATTGGTGATTATGTAAATGACAAAACTGCGCAAAATGAATTGTTTGATAAATTAGATGATGCAGTCTTGGACTTCGCAGAATCTAATCCATTTGGTGATCCTACATGATTAATATTATTATAATAAATAACTATAGGAGAATTTAAATGGCAAATAAATTAGTTGGAATAGGCAACGCAGCAGACGATGGAACTGGAGATACTTTAAGAGTATCTTTCGATAAAATTAATGACAACTTCTTAGAGATTTATACTCTAATTGGAGATGAATCGTCTTTGACGAGTGGTATTAGTGCAACTGCGACATCAGTAACTTTAACTGCGCCAACAATTACAGGTGTAGTTGCTGGAACGCAAACATCTGCTACTATTACAACTTTAACAGGAACTACGTTTAATGCTGGAACTCTTGCATTAGCTGCTGGTTCTATTACAGATAGTTCTGGAACCATTAATTTCGGTAATGAGAATCTAACAACAACAGGAAATATTAGTGGTAATGTTACAGGTAACGCAGATACCGCAACAGCACTTGCGACTGCGAGAAATATTGGTGGAACCTCATTTGATGGTAGTGCTAACATTGCTGTAGGACTTGCTACAACTGCCACAACTCTTGCAACTGCTAGAACTATTGGTGGAACCTCATTTGATGGTAGTGCTAACATTGCTGTAGGACTTGCTACAACTGCCACAACTCTTGCAACTGCTAGAACTATTGGCGGTGTTTCGTTTGACGGTAGTGCTAATATAAATCTGCCCGGTGTAAATGCATCTGGTAACCAATCAACTTCTGGACTTGCTGCAACTGCAACAGCACTTGCGACTGCTAGAACTATTGGTGGAACAAGTTTTGATGGGACTGCTAATATTGCGGTAGGACTTGCTGCAGAAGCAACCATACTAGAAACTGCTAGAACTATCGGTGGA